GATGTTGGTGCTCTGTGTTCCGCTAGACCCGAAAGTCCCGGAGGCCTGAGCGCCAACCCACATGTACCGCTTGTGGTTCTTGGTCAGAACATTGCCGATCTTGATGGTCATGTCATCACTGGACGACATGGTTGACACCAGAGTTCCGCCAGTGACAGGAACGGCACTGGTAAACACATCCTGATCGCACTCGTACAGCTTCGCGCTAAACGTCGAAGAGCTGAGGACGTCGCCCACATTGAGAATGAGCAGCATCTCATCGTAGCCCTTGGTGTCAATCGACCCGCGACCGAAGCTGACCGATGTTGCCGTGAACGGACCAGCCGCGATTACCTGCTGGACCTTGAGATCCTCGATAAGTTTCCCTCGTCCGATACCCATGATATTCTCTCCTTGTTCATTTTTGTTTCGGCCCTACTTGTTATCAACTACCGTCACCTACCGACTTACGCTGTCCACTCGCTCTCTGTCGTGGATGCACCGCTTGCCAGTGTGAACGCGCTCTCACGCACAATGCCGCAATCGAATTCCGCAAACATCACAATGTAGATCTGGTCATCGAGCAGGGCCGAGCCCGTGCTACCATCACCAGCCACATCGGACACCTTGAGAATCAGGTCGCGCCACATGGGAATCCAGAACATGCCCCAGTTACCGAAGATCACGCGCGAAGACGTGCTGGACGAACCGGAGGTCTCGTCATTGGGCACGATGGACGTGGAGCGGATCTTGTAGCCGAGCTGGTTGCTCAACAGTTCGTCGGTCATCAGCAGGTTCATGGGCATGATCGGTGCACCAGTGGCGGAGGTCTGACCGCTGTACTGTGCGATACGCTCACGCTTCATACCAGCCTTCACGCGCGGGTGCATGAGGAAACCACAGTTTGCACCGGCTGCGCTCAGTTCATCGGCAACCTCAAGGTCAGTAATCATCTGCGCGGCATGATCGATCTTGAACCTGTTGCCACTCAGTGACACACTTGACGTTGTGGTCCCGGTCGTGTTGAGCAATCCCTTGGCCTGGTAGTTGGCGCCAGTACCGGCGAGAAGCTGCTGCTCCATCTTGTACTTCAGCGCGTACTGAAGATCGTCACGGATGATCTTGTCACTGACACCACGCGACTGATAGACAAGACGGTTGCTCTGCTTGGTGAACGCGCCGATCTTCTTCGGGCGGAACGTGATCGAGCTGTAGGCAACCTGGCTCTCGGTGGGCTTGCTATTCTCACCGACCATGTACGCGGTCGAACGGCTGGACTTCTTCGGAATGGGAAGGTCGCCCGTGAGCCCGCGCACCACGTTGGCACCGAGTTCGACAATGGGCATTTGCGCCATAGCAAGGTCCACAAATTCCGATGTTACTTCGTCAGGAATGAGATACCCACCCGAGGTGCCGTCGCCAGCATAATTACTGCGGAGCTTGATAGCCTGAGTAATCATCTCAAGTTCTTGTCCGGCGTCCTTCCATGCTTCGGCCTTGATCGCGCCCTGCTTCTCTTTGTAGATGGCAGCTACGGCCATACCGAAGTCAAAGGGGGTTTTCTTGTTCTGATCGCGCAGACCCGACACCTCACGCGCGGAAGCAACCTTAAGCTGCTCTTGCACGCTGTTGACGGTCTTGGCAATCTCATTGAGATCGCTCTTCAGGGCCGCGACTTCTGCCTTTGCCTTGTCGCCGGTTTCGGCGGCAAACTTGTTGAGCTGCGTCTCGATGCTCGCGCGCTGCTCAGTGAGCTTTACTTCCAGTTCTTTGAGATCCATGATTTTCTTCTCCGTTGTTGATGGTTACATTCACGGCTTTACACGGATGTTGATACCCTCACTCATCACCCTTTCGTAAATGTCACTGATCTGCTTCGCTCCGTCGCCGGGATTAGCGGGAGGAGTCTGCTTCACGGACATTTGGTCAAGGCGGTCAATGATGGCATTGGTCCGCAGTTCCGTTTGTTCGATGAACTTTGTCAATGGTTCGGTGATGGCTTTGACCGCTTCGAGTATCGGCGTCATATCGAATGCGATTGGAGCGTTGACAATAAGGGACTGAATTGTCACTTTGTTATCGTTGGTCGTGCCAATAGTAAGCGGATCGTCTTCTGAAGCGGTGTCAGGATTGACCTCGGTCAGCGGCTCGACAGCAGGCGCCGCGGGCGTCTCTGGTTCCGTCTTAATAGTCGGAATGACAAACGTGCGACCTACCTTGCCGCGAATGGTTTCAACGAAATGATCGAGCAAGTTTACCTCGAACCACTCGGCCAACACAAGCGCGTCAATGTCCTTCTGCTCGAAGTTGGCGCTTTTGAGGTCGCACGATTTCAGGGCGTTCTGCAAGGCGTCGGGATTCGCCGGTATGCTACACGGTGAGAATTCGAGGTAGTCCCACTCCGTATACTCAACACCATAGTCACCGAGTCCGACGCGCGACCGCTCTTCCTGCGATGTGGGGCGATTGCACTTGATGGGCATAAAGCCAATCGAGCACGCTGGCATAAATCCGCTCGAAGCGAACTTGTACACCAGGTCGGCGCGGCCCGACGTGTCAACGCGGTCATCTAAGAAGAGCGCTTGCGCGGGAATGTTTTTCGCCTTCTTGTCGATGCTGATTCTCAGCGAGCAACCGACAGGATAGTTGTCGTGCTGATGTGAAAACATCACCACAGGGTTTTTCAGGTAGCTTTCAAGGCGCGCACCTGCCGCTCGCACCACGTCACCGTATCGGTCTGGCGTCTCGTTAGTGGTCTGATATGACAGCACGCGCGACTCGTAGCCGGGCAGATATTCCTTGCCGATTTTGGCACACAGCTTCTTGCACTCATCGGGGTTCATGGACACGCGCGACGGAGGGACGGCAGAGTATACGCGCGTCTGCTTGTCGGATTGCTTGCTCTTTCCGATTGCTTCAACGTCTTCTGTGCCGTAGAGTGCGAGAAGTGTTTCCTTGTCCATTGTGTGCTCCTTGTTGACAATAAAAAAGGGGCCTATATGGGAAGCACCCAGATAAACCCCTCGTTGGCTTGCGCCATGTTTTCGTGTGTTCTAAATCGTCAAACGAATCTCTCTAAGACACTCCCGATGTGGACACTTGGTTTGTATGATAGCGCCCTTGCTCCTGATAACAGAAAGAATTCTTCCGTTACAGTGAGGACACCTAATCATACGCGGAATCGGTTCAGTATAAATATACCTATCCGCATTGCGAATTACAACAGACACCGAGCTGACGCCTTCAATTGGCAATGTTGGCCCCTGTTACCTGGTTGTATATTGCGGCCTTTTGGGTCAGCACATCTACACGCCGCGTCAGTGCATCAATGTTGCACGTTGCCTCAACGGTATCGAGATTCACGCGCATCTGTAATTCGCCGCCGCTCACTCGCTGCTGATCTCTACCCTTTGCGAGTGCAAGATTGGCAATGAGAAACGACTGGACCAATATCACCACGAGCATACCAACGTCATGCCACTGCATCGGGTTTCTCCTTCGCTTCACGCATTGAAGTAAGGCGAAAACGTATAGACGAGACCGCGGTGAAGAGGCTTTGGCGCTTCGGATTTAGCTTTGCCAGTATCGCCCGCGCTTTCTGCTTGAATGTCATTGGCGCCGTCTTCTTGCGCTTTGTCATTGGTAGTCCCTTCGGATGTTGGGTAAATTTTTCTCGGCCTTCCAGGTCCACGTCTGGCTTCATTGTCGTTCATACTATACCGGCCCTTCTGCGTAGATTGTGACACACCTACAATTTATGATCTGTCCAAGATCACCCGTTGACTCAAGAGGATAATGGACACCAACATACGGAAACACGTCGCCAACGCGCACGATGGTGCCATCAACCATGGCGTGAGCCGTGCGCACACGTTCGTCTTGTGATGATAACCACTGGTGGTACTCAACACCCTCGGTCTTGAACGCATCGAAGCGCGCTGTGCTACTTATAGATCCGGTCTCGGTTCGCGCTATGGTTGTCGCATTTCCTCGGCGCTCCTCAATCACGTTGCCTATTTCTTCCTTGATCTTCTTCGCATACTCCTGTATGGTCCAGTTATTTGTTTCGCCCTCTGCTATAATGTCAACGAGATTATCCTTAACGGAGTCAAATGTGGTTCCGTTGATGCCGTATAGCACCTGTCGGCGCGCGTCAACCATGCTGTCTATCATCGGGTCTGTGACCTTCCATTCCACCAGGTCGCCGAGTTCTTCCTTCAGCTTTGCGCGGTCAGTCTTAAGCTGAGTCACAAGCTGCGGTCGGTACATGTTGACGATTGCGATATTCTCTTGCGTGAGGTCGATATTGAACATGTACGGACTCACGTTGGCCGTGTGCTCTGCCTTGTTCGACAGCTCCTTGCGCAACCATGCGTCAACCTTGTCTTGCATCTTGTTGCGCTGCGACAGAAACAGGTCGTTGATCTTGCGCTTGAAACTACGTTCTCCGGGATCAAGGACACGCTCGATATAGTCGGCGCTGATTTTGTCGCGCTCATCTTTGGTCAGTCGCACCACGATAGCCGGGGCGCTTTTCTCTGGCGCTGTAGGCGCGTTGGCTGGTCCACTATACGGCGTCGGCACCTTGGGCTCCTCATTGAGCCATGGGTAGTCCTTGAGGTCTTGCTCTGTCAGTTGCACATCAGTTAACCGTGCGGCCAGTGCGACAGGGAAGCGAGCGTCAACAAAGACCTTGAGCGCGTCCGCTTGTGGCTTGATGTCCTTTTTGAGCACTGGAATGCCCGACACATCTTCGACAATCTCGATTGGAGTTGACGGGTTGATATTGTTGACCCACTGAGAATTCAGAGCCTCAGTGATGTGTTGATGTCGTGGAAGATAAACATCTTCCATGAGCATGCGACGGCCCTCAACGATTGTCGCCATGTTGATCTGCTCGTAATTGCCGAGGGCAATTTTGTTGAGACCGAACACCGCGATTATCTCGTCACGCACGCTTTCTTTTTGAGAACTAAACTCCATGTCCTTGGCAGTATTGGCTATGGCTTGAAACTTGAGTCCGGCTCCGAGCACGGCCACACGGCGTGCGTTGCCCGGCCCGCCATTGCGCTCATACCAGCCTTTGCGGTACATGTCCATCTGCTCTTCGTTGAGATAGCCATCCGCAGAGAGGATGCCACTCGGCACCGCATCATTGTCGTACATTTGGCTATTCCACACGTCGCTCTTGATGTCCTGCATTACGGCGAGCTTGGCGGCTTGATATGCGGCAATACCCTCATACCAGTTGTATGGGTTGTAATTGTAAATGCGAATGATTTGGTGCGGCTCGTAGTCGATTCTTGACTCTGGAATGCCGGGGATCTGCCACGTCCAGCCCTTGAATACCTTGCGTCCGTTGGCATTGGTATTTTCCCATACTGTCACATAGTCAGAGCTATATGGATACATTGCGGCGGGGATGTCTCCACGCGCAAGATCAACCTTGGGATCTTCCTTCCCACTGTTGCACACGATGAAGCATTGCCCACCGGGCGAGTCCTTGCCCTGCAAGTCAAGACAGAGCGAGACCGCTTGCATAAACGTTTTGCCGGTCATCAGGTGGTTGGGCTTGGCAAAGAGCTTGGCGAGTTGAGGACTTTCAACCTTTTCTTGCGTCGCTATACTGCGGAAAATATTGGGGATACGCGCTACCTGCGAGCTGATGGCACGTGCGCATGCGTAAATAATCCATTGGTACTTGTAGGGATTTTTTTCGATCTCTTGTGATGTCAAGTTGCCGTTGCTACGAGAGCCGAAGAAAAATGTGGGTGACGGATTAGGGATGGTTGATTTGGTGACGGCGAGCGCCCTGCCCATGTGGTCGTAGAGAACCGGCATTGTCTCTGTTGTCTGCATTGGTGCTTCTCTCTTGGCCCTGCTATGTGAAACGAATGTTACAGCATCATAAGTTGGGGAGCGCTGCCTGTCAGCCTGTTGATTGCTTGGCTCATGGTGTCAACCATATCGTCGTTAGTGCCATTGGGAAACACATTACACTCGTGCATGAATTCATCTTTCCACGTTGCGCGCGCAGGGATGTACACGTTGCCGCTCTCGATGTGGTAGCTGATCGCACCTACACGCGCTTCCTTGTCTCCCTTGGGATTGATGGGGATGATTCCCGATACCTCATTGCGTAGTGTCGCGATTGCCGCCGGTCCGTTGGCCTTGTCTTCGATAAGCGTCTCTGTGGCTTCCGGATGACGAGCACGGAACGCCTTGATCTGACGTACGCTCTCAGGAAAATCCCACTTCCCGCGTACCTGGTCGATCATGTACAGATTGGCCCCGACCTTGCCCCATGCCTGACCGACTACCCACGATGTCCCTACGTCCTTGAATGTCAAATCCCACGACGTCAACACGCGGTCAAACTTCTCCGGCAGTCGGTCCCAGAGTTTCCACCAGTCGGTCTTGATGATGCCGCCCTCGCTTGGTGCCGGGCGCTGCTGATAGAGCGCATCGTACGTGCGTTGGCTTCTGGCCTTTTGGTCGAGGATACTTTCCTTGTTGTGCTTTTCAGGCCATAGCGCGTCCCCGATCATGCGCGGATCTTCATCGCTGTCGCCCTCTTCCTTGAGTGCACGGAAGCGCAACACCTTCCACTTGTCACTTTCGGCTGCGAGAATGCGTCCTGCGAGGTCATCTTCATGCCAGCGCGTCATGGTAAGTAGCACGCGCGAGCCATTGTTGAGGCGCGTCGAGAACACGTCTGTATACCACTCCCATAAACGAGCTCGTGATACTGGAGATGCTGACTCCACAGCGTCTTTCACCGGGTCGTCAATTACTCCAATGTCAACGGTCTTGCCGGTCAGTGGCCCACCGATGCCGACACTTTCATAGCGCCCACGATGGCCGACGATCTCGAATGCATCGCTGTTGCGCAGGTAATTGCCCTGCGAGTTAGAGACTACGTTCTTGCCGCTGAGCTGAGAGTCAGGGAATACACGCCGGTAGATGTCGCTGTCAA